AAAAAAATGACCGAACCAACTATTAGTAAGGCATTTAAAATAAATTTAAAAAAAGAACATGAGATAACTAGTACCACAGCTATGATGGCAGTAGACGCTATGAGAAACTCTAAACCAAGCGTTAAATCAGCACTAAGCGTAGATTATACAGATTTAGTACAATCTATACAAGATAGTATTTCTGTTGATTGGATGAATAGTACCAAGAAAAAGAATCTTGGCAACTATCAAGTAAAAAATGTATTAAGTATAAAATTAGGAAGTAACCCTGGTCTTGATACTGATGCACCAGCTTTAAAGAAACATGCTTACGAATATATTAAAAATGATATAACAGATAGATTTGCACACAGACTAACAGATGCAGATTTAGAATTAAGTAAGCCAGCGGGAGATCAAGCTGCAGAAGATGTAATAACAGAATTAATGGCTAAAGCTATAAAAGGTAGCAAAAAAGCAAAACAAAAAAAGAAACAAGCTAAAAAACTAAGTACTAAACCAAGAAAAGCTTCTTTGAAAAAAACAAAACAAACTAAAAGAGCAAAAGGTAAGATGAGACTAAGTCAAAATGCATTACTAGTTAGAAAACCAAGTAGTGAGAAAAAGAAAGAAGATAACAATAAAGATCTTTTAAAACTGGAAGCTATGATAAACAAAAGACTTCCAGCAGAAGTTAGAAGAAATATGGGAAGGCCTGCACTAAGAAATCAAACAGGTATATTTTCAAATAGTGTAGAAGCACAAAATTTTAGATATACAAAAGCAGGAGTTAGTGGTGAATTTACATACCAACTTTCTCCATATGAAACTTTTGAAAATACAGGTTCAAGAAGATGGCCTACAGGATATAACCCAAAGCCTTTAATAGCAAAAAGTATACGCAACTTGGCTCTGCAGTATACAGCACAAAAGCTAGTTAGCCTTAGGAGAACATAATGGCATCACAATATAGAACAGCAAGGAAAAAAATAAGTGATGCATTGGTGGAACAATTAAAAGAGATTGATGGAAACTTTCCATACAATTCAAACTTATTTAATAATGTTCATTCTGGAATGGTATTTTTGGATCAAATACAAGAGTATCCAAAAGTTTGTGTAGTCCCAGGAGATGAAACAAGAGAGTACCAACCAAATGAATTTAAATGGAGGTTTCTTGATTTAGATATAAGAGTTTATGTCGAAGACCAAGACGACCCACAAGAGGTCTTGGCTCTAATAATGGAAGACATTGAAAGAGTAATAGACGAAAATGATGTTTTGACTTATGATGATACTGTGAGTCCAAACTTAACAACGACTTCCTTAACGTTGTTGTCAGTAACTACAGATGAAGGAGTTTTAACTCCCCTCGGAATTGGTGAAATAGCAATAACGTGTAGGTATTAATAGAAATTACAAACGCTGATAAATATCTAGCGAAGTACTTTCAAAGACGAAAATAGGAGAAAGCAATGGCTTTAAATCTATCAAGAAATACTAAAGTATTTGTGAGCTCTGTGAATGGGTGTGGTGCGACTGGCGGTGTGTTAACTTGCCACGTATCTACTGCAGGATCAGGCTACGCTGTAGGTGATATCGTAACACTAGGTACAACTAGCGGAAGTGGTGTTAACTTTAAGTGTATCGTAGCAGCAATTACTGGGGGCGGTTCAACTGGTCCAGTAAGTCAAATTTACGTTCCAAATAACTTTAGAGGTAGCGCATTTGCAGCAGCCGAAACAGCGACTGAAACAGCAGTAGAAAACTATGCAGGAACTAATAATAGTTCAGCTTCTGGACTAATTGTAACAGTTGATTCTGTATCAGCAACAACAACTACTGATGGTTCAAGAATAGGAACTGGAACTTTTAAAGGTAACGAAGTAGATGCGAACACTTTTAGAGTTGGTGTACTAGACGGATATAGTTTTTCACAGGGTTCAGACTCAAGTGATGTGACAATATCAGAGGCGGGTGCAGCACCTAACAGGGGTTCAAAAAGATTCAATGACTCTTTACCACCAGCAGAATGGTCATTTGGTACATATGTACGACCATTCGTTCATGGAGCAGCTTCATTCAGAACTGCTGATGACCATGACTGTGTAGAAAATATACTATGGGCAGCTTTATCAGGAACAGCTTTACCTTCTGATTCTTCAGGATCAGGAAAAGGTGTGGTTGTAGGTACTACAGCACAAGGCGGTTCTCAATGTACATTTGGACAATCAGATGTTCACGAACTCATGAAATTAAGTATATTCTTCGCACTAGAAAATACAACATACAGGTTAAACGAAGCTCAGATTAACCAAGCAGAAGTCGATTTCTCAATCGACGGTATTGCTACAATTACCTGGTCTGGAAACGCAACAACTATTGACCAAGTAGAGCAACCAATAGAAGATCCTTCTAAATATATTATACAAGGAACTTCAGAAGCAACACCAACAAGTGGTACGACAGATACTTACGTAGAAACATATAACTTCGTAGATACTACTGGCCCATCAGACGCTGATTACTTGAGAAACAAACTCTCAACATTATATCTAGATGCTGATGCACAAGGTGGCGGATCTGCTTCAAACGGGTTAGACAACAGAACTTATGATATTAATATCACAGGTGGTTCTTTAACTTTTGCAAACAATGTTACTTATGTAACACCAGAAACAATTGGTATTGTGGATAAACCGATCGGTTCTTTCACAGGTGCTAGATTAATTAGTGGTTCAGTAACCATGTATCTAGATACCAAATCAAATGGTTCAAACCAACTTCTAACAGACTTAGCGGGTGCAACTGACCTTGTAACAAACGTTTTTGACATGCGTTTATTTATGGGTGTAGCCGGTACTGTTGGATCAGATGGTGACTCAATGGAAGCAGATGACTTTTCTGCACCAGGTGTCGAATTTAATATGCCAAAAGCTCAGTTGTCAATACCGACAATCGAGGTGGCAGACTTAATATCAACAACAGTAGAATTTGCGGCTCACGGAACCGATCTTCTAACTGGAGATGAAATTACAGTTAAATACTTAGGATCTACTGGACATACTCAAGCAGGGTATGCTGCCACAGGTGCTCGCGCACTAGATAGTGCCTAGGTCTAATGTCACATAGTTTTCTTCGCGAGAGTAAGCTATACATCGTATATGGCGGTAATAGATATAGAATATTTACTACTACCGCCATATCATTTTCTCAAACATTTGCGGAAGATTCGTACCCAGTAAAGACTTTGCACGATCAATCAAAAATGTTCGAGGGATCAACTATAACAAAAGCCAATCCAGCTTCGTTTAGTTTTGAAGTACCTTTAACAATAGAGAAAGATGAGTCTATCGTCATAGACTTACTATCAGACTTAACTAGTGGTCAACTAAATAGTTTTGATATGTATGTTCAGACGGGTAGTAGCACTTTTAAATTAGAAAATAGTGTTATTACATCAGGAAACTTTGATATTCGACCAGAAAATCAATTTACAGTACAGTTAGAAGGACAAGGAACAAAATTAAGTAGAGTTGGTGATGAAAATTACACCATTCCAGGAAGTGCTCAATCTGAGTCTTCCACAAGAAATCCACTTTTAGTATATCCTGTATTAAGTGTTGATAGTTTAAATATGAACAGTATTATCAGCGCTAGTATACAAATACAGAATAATATAGAATGGACACCTTACGAAACCCTTCAAGCTAGCTTAGCAGTTACTAGTTCTAGTAACGCTATGTTTCCAAGTGCATACACGGTAGGTAACAGAATTATATCGGGAGAAATTCGACAATACCAAACAGATAATAATATAACACAATTTGATGACTTTAGTACTAGTAGTAATATTACTATAAAAGCTGTACAAGTAGGAAAAGCATCTAGTGATGCTGGATTTTTTTCACTAAATGTAAATCCTTGTATGTACACAGCTCGAGTACAACCTGGGGACATATATACCCAAAGTTATGACTGGAGATCTTTAGATAATACAGCAGTAGGAACAAGAATCACTCAATATTCATAGGAATTAAACATGGAATTAAAATCATTACTAGTGGCAACAAAAACCACTTGGGTAGAGTTTCCCGGACTAGACGGCTTCGAAGTTGAACTAGCAAACTTATCCCGAAAAGAACTTTTAGCATTAAGAAAAAGATGCACACAAAATAAATTTAATAGAAAAACAAGAGGCTTTGAAGAATCTCTTGATGATGAAAAATTCGTAAAAGAATTTACTGCAGCAACTGTAAAAGGTTGGAAAGGGTTAAAATTAGAATACTTAGAAGATTTACTATTAGTAGATATTAGCGGACAAGACCCAAAGAAAGAGTTAGAGTATTCAGAAGATAATGCCAATCAAATGGTAGAAAACTCATCAGAGTTTGATAACTGGCTCAATGAGGTAGTCTTTGACTTAGATAACTTTCGTAGCCAAAAATCAGAAGAAGATACTAAAGAGGTTGGAAGTATACCTGGATAATAAAGATGTAGGTATGTCTAAGGAACAATACCTTAGAATGTGTGAACAAACAAATATGGAAATAGACTGGGATAAGTGTCCCGAAGAACTTCAGGATTTTCCAGAGATTGTACTAACCGCAATGAATGTTTTTCACACTATGGGTGATCGCATATTTCCAGATATAGGGTATATAGGAAAAGACTATACTAATTATAATACTATATGCAATCATTATATCGTAGAAAACTACGAAAAAGATTTTTTATATGAAATTATCCTCTTTTTAGAGGCAAGAACAATAAAATCATCTCAAGAAGCTTTAAAAGCAGAGATGAATAGGATTAAACGAAAGTAAATGGCAAAAAATGAAGTACTAATTACGCTAGAACTTGTCCAAAAAGGAGGCAAGATTTCTGTAGTTGCAAAAGATACAGAAAAATTAGCAACTGCAACTAAAAAAGTTGATAGTGCACAGAAAAAAGCTACTCAATCTGCAGATAAATTTCATAAAGGACAAAAAGGTGTAGCCCAAGCGGGCATGAATACTACTAAGTCTTTTTCAAAGATGCAAGAAACTATGGGAGGCTCTTCAGGTCTCGTAGGTGCATACGCAACTTTAGCTGCTAACGTTTTTGCCGCAACAGCTGCTTTTAATGCTCTAAGGCAAGCAGCACAGGTACAAACACTAGCAGAAGGTTTTGGCTTTTTAGCAGGAGTCTCTGGTAGAACATCAGAAGTAATTGCTGGTAATATACAAAGAATTACTGGTAATGCATTATCAATGGAGGAAGCCCTCCGAACAGCAGCAATCGGAATCCAGTCAGGATTCAGCTCAACTCAATTAGAACGACTAACAGCAGTAGCGAAAAACGCTTCGATTGCTCTTGGTCGTAATTTAGGAGATTCAGTTGATAGGTTAGTTCGTGGTGTTGCAAAACTAGAACCTGAAATTTTAGATGAATTAGGTATTATTGTAAGATTAAATACTGCAACCGAAGCTTACGCTCAAAAAATAGGAAAAGCAGCTAATGACTTGAGTGAATTTGAAAGACAACAAGCTTTCTTAAATGCTACTCTTGAACAAGGAGAGTTAAAGTATGGAGCAATTGCAGATGCAGTAGATGCCAACCCTTTTGATAAACTAGCAGGATCTTTTACAAATTTAAGTAATAAAGTTTTAGGCTTTATAAGTGGAGCACTTAGTCCTTTAGTTAGTTTATTTTCAAATAGTCAGTTAGCTATGGCAGGTGCTTTAACATTATTTGGTAGCACTATAGTTACACAAATGTTACCTGGCTTGGCAGATTTAACAACCAGACAATTAGAAAATGCAAAAGCAGCTCATGCACAAGCTGATGCTCAAGCAGCAGCTGGTGAAAAAATTGCAAAATCACAAAGAAAATTAGTAGCAAAAGGTGGAGATGTTCAAAGTCCAGCAGGTTTTGCTAACTTACAAAAAAGATTGAAAAAAGGGCGAGCAAGTGTCGCAGATATGTCAAAAGGTCTTGACTCCTTAAAAAGATCAGAAGCACAAAGAGAATCTAAGTTAAAGAACTTTAGTGGAAAAGAATTAAAAAGAAAGAAAAAAGAGCTTGAAGAAATACAACGCTTAAGAAGAGAAACAGAAAAACTTATTACTGTTGAATCAAGCAGAGGTAAATTAACAACAGGTGGAGTACTAGCAGCAGGCAGAGCAGAAAGAGCTGATATCACAGCAGAAGGAGTTGGAAATATTCAAGGCGGTGGAGCTTTCGGTGGATTTAAAGAAGCATTTAAACAAAATAAATTATTAAGAGAAAGTTTAAAAAATACAAAAATTGAAATAAAAGGAACAGGCAACACTATATCAAGATTCGGAGCCCGTTCTCTAGCAAGTTTTAGAACTGCAGGTATGGGAGCAAAACTTTTTGGTACTGCTTTATTAAATGCTATTCCAGTTAT